AGCAATCTACGCACAATGCCGGATGACTTGAAGGAAGAATTCATAAATTTAGATTTTAAGAGAATCGCAGACGGATATAAGAACGGTAGACTTGTTGAGGAACGGGGAATAAGCTCTCGTTTAGATGACGCCAAATATACCCCTGACATTAATATGATGGGGAACAACCTGAACCGGCTTAATCGTCTGAAGGATGAAGGAATTTCACTTCTTTTTGAGAACTACCAAGACACCCTTAAAAAATTACAGCGTTATGTAAGTCGTAGCCAAGATTTCGCGTTATTGGAAGAGGATGCTCTACGCGCCGTAGAAAGTTTGTCGGAGGAAGTACCTACCGTAAAACTAGGGGAACTGTTAACTTTCCGAAAACAAATGCTTGCAAAGGGTAGAGAAGCCCGAGCGAACAATCAATCTATATCCGGGTTTTACTCTACATTGGCAGATGCCGCGCTTAATGATATGAACGTAGGTCGTTACGCGGATCTAAGTCAGTTGAAAGGTCAAGAATTACAAAACGCTATGAATTTAAAATCGGCTTTTCAGTTTTCTAGAAGTTTAAACGATAAGCTTACTAGGGCCTTTACTGGCGATCTTTTGGCCACAGACCGCACCGGTCGATCTCGAATAATGCCAGAGCTTGCTGTGGAAAAGATGATCAGCGGTAGTGCGTTAGCCAGTTTTAATCGGTACAAACAATTGGACGAAGCTCTAGACTTCATACAACGTGAAGTAGGTGGCGGTGATCCAAGTGCATCAATTATACGCGGGGAGGGAGAACTTTCCGATGTCACCTTCCAAGACCTACGCAATCAGGTAAACGGCAGTGTAGATGCTTTTATGCGCTACAAACTGGGCGAAGTCTTTAATCAGCCAAACGTATCTCCAAACCAGTTAGCTAATAGTCTGGATAGATTTAAGGTTAAATATGCGTCGATTATCGACAATGTCCCGGACCTAAAGAAAGATCTAGACGACGTGGCCTCCGCACAACGAGCCTATGCTCTTTCTTTGGAGCAACAAGCCGCCCAACAAAAGCCTAACTTTATAAAAGACCAGACCGCTTTTGGGAAGTTTCTTAATTCGCCAGATAACCCCGGGGCAACGTTGTCTGCAATAATTGGAACTCCCAGTAAACAGGGCCTTAACAAGGCAAATTCATACACTCAGTTTAACAATTTAGCCAAAGATATTAAAAAAGCCTCAAGGGATCTTCCCGGTTTATCTAACGGCTTCAAAAGCACTGTATATGAGGTTGCTTTTCAATCCTCTACTAATGATTCCGGCAAAATAAATTACGATGGCTTGGAGGAATATTTATTTACTCCACTAGCTCGTAACAAAGAATCCGTAATGGATGTTTTGAAGAGAAATGGATTTGTAGACGATTCGGAAATAAAAAATTGGAAAGATCTACTGGAGATAGGGCGAGCTTTTGACCGGACGCTATCTACCGGAAACTTGTCAGAGGTAGATGCCGAGCTTTTGCAAACTGCTTCTTGGGCTCGCGACATGATTTCAAGGTGGATTGGTGTTGCAGGTTTAAAACAAATAGTCAATAGAGTACCCGGATTAAAAGATATTTTCGGGGATATAACTATTCAAGAAGCGTCTTTTGCCGCTAATTATTCGCGGCGCGTGTTAGCTCAGTTACCGCAACGAGAAAGCAGACAGCTGTTTTACGAAAGCATTAGTAACCCAGAGCTTTTGGCCGACATATTAGAAGGGGTGGGATATAAACAAACCTCTGCGTCGGAGAATGTAATTAAACGTCGGTGGGAAAGGGCACTTAATGCAGTGTTTGGTGTTGGCGCGGGTAGGTTAATGATTTCCTCCGTGGACGAGCCAATGCCAGAAGAAAGAGAGTCGGCACCCGCACCTGTTCCTACGCAAGCACCGGCTCCCGCTCCAGTTGCGGTTAGCCCTCGGCCCGCGGCCCCCGCTCCACAGCCTGCTCCCGCTCCCGCACCTGCCCCGGCAGGAAACCTGCAGGAAAGCAGACAGCGGTTTGCACAGCTTTATCCTTTTGACGTGACAAGCGACGTTATTAGATCAAGAGGGACTGAAGGGGTTTGACAAGAAGTCAGAAGCGTCCTCTCCAAGGACTGTGCTGGCTAGATTAATTTTGTTGCGTAACGCAGTAAGAATTTTTTCATCGACGGTATTTGGGGAAATTAAGTCGATGTACGTAACAGATTCGGTTTGACCTATTCTGTGCGCACGGTCCTCTGATTGGAGCCGTATTTCCAAGTCATAGCTGTTGCTGTAATAAATGACGGTATTTGCGGCGGTTAAGGTAATCCCGTACCCCCCGGTACGAGGTTGCCCCACGAAGAAGCGCAAGGGTGACGTTTCATCCTGAAAAGCATCAACTATTTCTTGACGTTCCTCTTGTGGGGTTCCCCCGTGATATGTTGCGACCGAGTCCATCCCGAAACGGTCACGCAGGGCTTCAGCAATTTTTTGGATATCATACGTCCATGTACCCCAAATTATTGCTTTACCCTGTACCTCCTCCACAATCTCTAGCAATCCCGCTAAACGATTGTTTACGATAGGTTCGATATCGCCTTCATCTGGGCGTAAAAACCCACACGTTATTTGATGAAGACGCATAATCTGTGTCAAAACGGACTGAGTTGTGGCTAACTCTCCGTTTTCTAGTCGTGCCAGAGCCAGCTGGTTCATTTGGTTGTACAACTTAGCTTGCTCGTTGGTGAGCGGTATATTCCTTGTGGTGTAGACTTTTGACGGCAGGTCCAGACAATCTTTCTTTAAAACCCTGCGGCTGAACTTATCTAGTTTTTCCGACAACTCATCTAGCTTTCTGTAGCCAACGATCTTGTTAAAGGGCCTACCTGATCCGCTTTGCCTTTTGACTAGCACGGCGTAACGAGCCTGAAAGCCGTAGTAGCTCTTGAAATTGAGGGCATCTGGGGACAGAAAATCGCACTGACTGAATAGATCCATCGGGCTTTGTGTGATAGGGCTACCGGTCAGAATACGGCGGTACTTGGCCCTACGGCCCAGATTGACCACAGTCTTGGTGCGCATAGCATTACGGTTCTTTATGGTGGTGCTTTCGTCAACTATCACCATATTGTCTGGATTTAGCTCAAGGTATTTGGCCGCAGAAGCCGCCCCTTTTTTCGTGGACAACGCCTCTATGTTCATAACCAGAATGTTGAGCGTGTTAGGTTCTCTTTGCTGAGGTACCGCTATCTTAGCAATCTCTTCTGAATACTTTTTAGTGAAGTTTGACTGCCAACGGACCATCCTGCAGTCGATCCTGTCCGGCATATGCATAGGTATTTCTTTTTTGTACCAGTTATCAAATACACCCTTGGGGGCCAGTATTAATGCGGTATCCACTTCCTTCTGTTCAAAAAGCGCGGCCAACGTATCAATGGCAACCTTAGATTTACCGGTGCCCATTTCCATGAACAACCCATAATATCTCTCGCGCCACGAATCTTTCCAAGCTTGTTCTTGGTGGGCATATGGTTTTGTTTTGAACTCGTACATTTATATTTTCCTGTGCTTGACATAAAGGATTATATGGGACATTATGCGCCTTCGCAAGAGCCAAACAAGCTCTTTAATCACGAAAAGGAGACTCTTATGAGTAATTTGTTCCAAGAAATGGAAGCCGACCAAGCCAAGGCTTCTGACATCGATAATCTCGATGATTCTGGCTTGAAATCTGTGGCAGAGGTAGCCCGGCAAATCACCGAAACCGAAGCCAAACTAGCACATTACGAACAAGAGCTAAAAGATACCAAAAAGAAGCTCTTGAAACTTACCGACGAAGATCTACCCGCGTTACTACAAGAAATCGGTGTATCCGAATTCAAGCTAGATGATGGTAGCGAAGTCAAAGTGCGTCCTACTTATGGGGCACACATCAAGGTAGAAAATAAGGAAAAAGCTTTTAACTGGCTTAGAGATAACGGTTTTGATGACATCATCAAGAACGTCGTTTCCTTCCAGTTTGGCCGTGGTGACGATCAAGACGCAAGCCGTTTAATGCAAATGGCTAGTGAGCAAGGTTACGACCCACTGCAGAAGCAAGACGTGCATTCACAAACACTGAAAGCCTTTGTAAAAGAACGCATCGAAAAGGGTGAGGAATTACCCATGGATCTATTTGGAGCGTTTGTTGGACAGAGAGCAACAGTAAGGAGAGTCAAATAATGGCTAAAGCTAAAGAAGTAGTTAAGAAAGAAGAAGGCGCATTGGCGGTCATGAATATGTTTGAGGCCGATGCTAACAACATGAAGGAAGATCTGGATCAAGACGATCTGGCGTTACCCTTCCTAAAAATCCTAGCGGGTAACAGCGAGTTTCTGAACGACCATGAAACTGCTCGTGGCGGGGATATCCTGAATTCCATCACGATGGAAGTTTACAAGGGTAAGGACGGTATCCGCGTTATCCCTTGTGCATATCAGCGTAGGTTTTTAGAATGGAGCCAACGTGGTAGTGACGGACAGGACAAGAAGCCGCCAAAGGCTATCTATACCCCGTCACAGGCCCGTCCTAAGACAGAGCGGTGTAAGGAAGACAACATCGACTATGTTTTAGATGCGGATGGAATGTATGTACCCGGTCAGTCTGACTACATTCAGGAAGTAGCACAGCATTTTGTACTGCTCCTGAACGAAGACGGTACATATCAACCGGCTCTGATATCACTTAAATCAACTGGATTGAAGATAAGTAGGAAATGGAATTCGATGGTACAGACCAGATCTATGGTTAACAGCAACGGGGTGCCTTTCAACCCCCCACGCTTCAGCCATATTTATCACCTCAAGACTGTTGCAGACAGCAATGCTAAGGGTTCTTGGCACCAGTGGGAGATCTCACTAGAAGGTGTCGTAGAGGACGCAAGCTTGTATGGTGCGGCACGGTCTTTTGCAGAGGGCATCAACAAGGGCGAAGTAGAAGTACGCCACACTGATGACGGCGAACCGTCCGCGGCTCCGGCTTCCAAACCGGCAGAGGTTGTAACGGAGGAAGAGAACTCTGACGAAATTCCATGGTAGTAAATGGGGGGCCCTCGCGGCCCCCTTCTTTCGGGTGAATAATAATGACAGAAGCACAGAAATTTGCGCGTATATTTGCCGGGCTCAAGCAAGCCTACGGCACATACGCCATAAAAGGGAAAAATGCCAAAGGTAAGGCCCAAGGCCAAGCTTTAATACATAAAAACCCTCGGACCAAAGAACATTGGGAAGGGCACCTTTCTGGCAAAGGCCAGAGCATCGGTATTATCCCGATCAACGAAGAAAACAATTGCGTCTGGGGATGCATTGATGTCGATCAATATCCACTGGACCATAAAGAATTAGTACAGAAAATACAGAGAATGAAGCTCCCTTTAGTGGTTTGCCGTAGCAAATCCGGTGGAGCACATTGCTTTCTTTTTACCAAAGATTGGATTCCTGCTAAACAGATGCAGGAGGTCCTCCAACATATAGCCGCGGCCCTCGGATATGGCGGTTGTGAAATTTTCCCAAAACAGATTCGGTTACAGCTAGATCGTGGTGATGTAGGTAACTTCCTCAATCTGCCGTATTACGATGCGGAAGAGGGATTACGCTATGCCATAAAGCCCGACGGCTCCAGTGCTACGCTTGAAGAATTCTTTGAGATGCACGAGCAGAACGCTCAAACACCAGAGCAAGTCTCGGCTCTGACCATCGAAGACGATGGGGACAACATAATCGTAAAGGATGGTCCTCCCTGCCTGCAGATCCTTTGCTCTCAAAAGATATCCGAAGGCGGACGAAACAACGGGCTATTTAACGTAGGTGTCTACCTGCGCAAAGCATTTCCTGATTCTTGGGAAGGCGAGATCTTGGACTACAACGCCAAATATTTTGATCCGCCCCTGCCCCTAAGTGAAGTCAACGTCGTGGCAAAACAACTGCAACGGAAAGACTACGCCTATAAATGTAAAGATGCCCCGATAAATGATTACTGTAACGCCGAGCTCTGTAAAACACGCAAATTCGGTATCGAAGCGGCAATTACTGGGGCTACTATCGCCAATCTACGTAAATACAACTCCACTCCGCCTATTTGGTTCATGGACGTTAACGGACAACCGCTTGAGCTAGATACCGACGGATTGATGCAACAGTCTTACTTTCAGCGGTGTTGTGTAGAACAGCTTAATTTTATGCCCAGAACGGTGGGTAGGCAGGTCTGGGAAGGCCGTATAAATCAACTGCTGACAGAGATGTCTGAGACAGACGGCAACATCATCGAAGTCTCTGCAGACGCTAGTATCCCCGGTCAGTTTTACGATTTCCTAGAAGAGTTCTGCACCACTATGCAACGGGCGGAACAGCGGGAAGAAATACTATTACGCCGACCCTACACTGACGAAGAGCGCAACCGGACATTCTTCCGTCTGAAAGACTTTGAGGCGTTTCTCAAAAAGAATAAATTCTTTGAGTACAAATCTGCCAAGGTGGCACAGCGATTACGAGACATTAACGGTGAAGCAGTATCTCTCAAGATAAACGGTAAAGCAGTTAGGTGTTGGTCTATACCTAGCTTCGATGACACCGAATTGAGAGTGCCTATCCCAGATATGGGTACCGGCGAGTCACCATTCTAATGTACCGGATATTTGGACCTCCGGGGACAGGAAAGACCACTAAAATGCTTGATATGGTAGACCGCGCCCTGAACGACGGGGTGCCGTCCAACCAGATTGCATTTCTTGCTTTCACCCGAAAGGCGGCGAGCGAAGCGAAGGAACGTGCCGCTCGCCGTTTTTCACTCGATCCGCAGGAAGATCTGCCTTACTTCAGGACACTGCACAGCTTTGCCTACCGTAGTCTGGGCCTGAACGAACGTAACCTGATGCGGGCAGAAAACTTCAGGGACCTATCGAACAAGATAGGCATACAGCTGACCATCTCCCGTGGTGGGGACTTTGAGGATAGCGGAACGCCGACCACGGACCATCCTATCCTGAACCTGATCAACTTAGCACGGCTCAAGAAATCTGACTTGCGCAAGGAATATAACCAAAGCGGGATACACAATGTGCAGTGGATGGAGGTGGATTACGTAAACCGCTGTTACTCTGAATACAAAGAGATTCACTCCCTCATTGATTACACT